ACCTTTAAGTCTTACAGGTGCAGAAATAACAACAGTTGATGTTGCAGTCCCTGCTACTCTTGTTGCTTGTATATCAGCTTTAGCTGCCATAGTTTTCTCCTTTAAGTGTGGCTCCCGAAGGAGCCACTAATTAATTGTTACGCTGCAAATGCAAACGCACCAGTAACAGCTGCTGCTGCACCAGTGAATTCAGTTGCAATTGTCCATACGCCATCTTCAAAACACATGAAAGCAATTTTGCCACCAGTTGTTAAAAGATTAGTTGCTGCGTTTGCTGGAGTGAAAACTAATTGTGTTTCACCTGCTGCTGAAGTATCAAAAGTTACTTCATTTGCTGCTCTTGATTCAATTAAAGAACCAGTTGCCCAAACGTCAGTTCCAGCTGCATTGAAAGTTAAAGTGTTAGTTCCGCCAGCTGTATCTTTAGCTTGAACGTAAACTGCAATTGCACCTTTAGTTGCTGCTGGTAATGCCACAGCACATGCTGCTGCACCAGTGTAGTCTACAGCTGCAATAACTCCATCAGCGATGGAAATATTTGCACCTGTTGCTGTGTCAGCGAAAAGTAAACCTGTTAAATCAGGCATACCTGAACTGTATCTTGTTGTAACTGCTCCTGTTGTTGAGTTTTTAGTAGCTATTTGAAAGCCACCTTCAGAACGTACCGGTCCTGAAAAAGTAGTTGATGCCATAATTTTCTCCTTTGTATAGCGTTCGTTATGTAGTCTCTATACCGTCTGCCTAGCCAGTCTACATAATAATTTTTTCTAGGTTGTTTATATTATACATAAAAAAAGGGGCGATGTGAACACCGCCCCTTTTCAGTAATACTGATTAGTATTTATTAACTAGTTGGTAAATTTCCGTTACCAAAAATACATCTTGGATCAGAGAATCCAAAAGAGTATCTTTCTCTAGCTTTAAATCTCATGTTGCCAGTATCGAAGTCACCTTCCATCGCTGTCTTAATTGGTGATCTAACGAACATTTTTAGTCCATTAGGAATATCAGTCAATAAGAAGTATGAATCAGTGTCAGTTAAAAAGTTATTAACTCTGTAACCTTCTGGTACCATACCCATATTAGCGATAGCATTGATGTCATTATCAGCAGTTCCAACTCTCATTGGAGACTTCATGATTCTCTCAGCAGTAAATTGTAATTCTTTTGGAATTATCATTTTTCTACCTGAAGCAGCAATTTTTAGACCTCTTTCGTCTACAAATCCTGCAATGTCAATCAATGATTGCTCAAGTGAAGTTTCGTTAAGATCTGCAGCAGTTGCAAGAACGTTTGAGAAAGTACCACCTGTTGCTAATGGGTGTGAAGCATTAATTAATGATACTCCATCTCCACCAGTTACTGTAGTTACTTGCGCATTGTTCAATACGTTAGCAGCTTTAACTTGCTTCGTGTTAGCCATAGATCTTGCAAGAGCTCTTGTGTATCTGCCCGCAAGTCTATCGTATAGGTTATCTTCGATTGCTTCCTCAGTGATAGAGAATGCTAATGCGATTGTTTCGTGGTTGTATCTAGCTGTGAAAGTTTCACCTGCTTGATCGAACACTACTCCAGCACCTTCTTGTTTAACTGGTGCAGAAGCGAAACCGCTTAACATTACTTCCTCTTCGAAAGCTCTGTCAGATGTTTCAGTAGTAAAAATTTCAGCATGCTGATTTTCATATCTACTGTATTCCAGGCCGAATAAAGCATTCAAACCTGGCTCTAGTTCTTTAACTAGTTGTGATCGTGATATTGCCATAGTTATTCTCCTCTATTATAGGCCTGTTCCACTTCTGTAGAAGTGGTTGTTGATTCTAACAAGAATGTTAGCATTTGATGTCGAAGTATCAGAATTATCTGGGTCCTGCGAAATATCAATTGCTTGTATCGGTAAAGTGTTAGTTGTATCACCACTTGAGTGATCTAACTGACATTTAGATATTCCTGTTTGTGTTACACCTGTAGTGTTTGTAACATCGTAATTACTGAACAGATTTGCTCTAGTAAAAGTCGAATCAGAGTCTACAAGAAACACTGCATCAGGGTCATCAACAACAAATGCTGTAATGTCACCTGCTGCAATACCACCTGGGTAGTAATTTCTGTATGTCGGCTTTTGAGTAGTTGGATCTGTGTAAAAACATCCGTTAAAAACGCCCACGATAGGTACAGTACCACCAGTAGAATGTCTGTCAATGTTTCCAGTAGTTAATGGAATAACCATATCACCTTGGAAAATTGCAGTTGTATGTCCACTTGCAATTGTGTATCTATTTTGAGCTCCTACTAATGGTGTACCGTCTAACTTTCTGTACGGTCTTAGACCGAACTTTTCAAGTACGTTTGCCATAGTTGTTTTCTCCTGTTATGTTTATATTATCCAAGCTATCTCAGGTAGGTAATGCAAAAAAATTATTTTTTACGACTACCACCAAAGGTAACTCTAGACTGCCTATCAATATTGATTGGCATGTCCGGGTGTTGTTCCTTCATAAGATCTCGATCTATCGCGTCTGTTCTGTCTTGAGTAATTTTTCTAAAATACTCAGCACGACTTTTCAAAATCTCCTCCGGTATCCTTGCCAACACAAGGCCACCAATTCCGATTAAACCAGCATGTTTTCCTTCATGGATTACAGGATAATCATTTTGACCGATCTCACTTAAAATGGTTTCGGCTTTTACGAATTCCCAACCTTCTCTAAGTTTCTTAGATACATTACCTGGATCTTCGAAACCAGCGGTTGAAACCCTGATCCATCTGTGCGCATAACCTTGCGGTGCAGCTGGCGCATCCAAACTGGATGGTGGAGTCCAATCTTTTTTACGAGTTGCTTTTTCTCTCGTACTAGACTCGCGTGAAGTTTTGTAGTTTTCCATAATTAAGCTCCTTCCTTCACGTATTTTGCGTATTCCTCTAGTGGCACCCCTAATTTCTTAGCGATAACTACCTGTGATTTGGTGAGTTTCACAGACTTGCGTCCACCTGATCTACGACTCACAGAAGCTACGTTTTGGACGGGTTCTCTTGTAGCCTGTTTAACTTCAGTCGTATCCTGAGCAAATTTCTGAGGGAAATACTCCTTCATACGTTTGTTGATTTGATTATAGTATTCATCACTCTCTGCGTCAATTCCCTCCTGCAAAAGGTCTTCGTGTATTCCCATAGCAGCAGAAGTTAATACCCTATCAGAGCCAAACCATTCATTATCCTCAGCCCATTGTTGAGCTCTAGCACTTATTCTTGGTTGTGGTGCATCTGGTTGAGCGACCTCTTGAGCAGATTGTGATTCTACTTCTTTTTTCCGAGACTCTTTGTCCTGTAGAGTCATAGAAACTTTTTCTTTCTCAACTGATAATTTTGTAAGCGTATCTTGTGCCTCTAAAATTGCATCAGTATCTTGAGTTTCATATGCTTGTTTTAATGCATTTTTTGCTTTTTCTCTTTCAGCATCAATTCTAGCATTGTATTCTTTAAGGTAATTGGTATCAGTCTCCTCATATTTATTTTGAGCAGTCTCATATTTATTTTTCAAACCTTTCGCATAATCAACGGCAGCTCTTTCTCTTCTTTCAGCTTCCTTAATTTGAAAAGTTAACCTTTTAATTCTTTTTTGAACTTTTTCAGAATAATCTTCTAAGTCAGAAGGCTCAGAATCTTTTTCTTCATATCTTTGTTCAAACTTAGGTTCAGCTTGTTTTGTTTCTTTCTCAGATTCTTTTACTTCCTGCAGAAGTTCCTTTGCAGTTTTTTTACCAGAAACATCTGTGTAACCTAAATCAACTTCTTCTTTTTGTTGAAATTCAGATGTGGACTCTTTTGGAGTTTCAACATCTATTACTTGATCATTAACACCATCAGTATCTAATTCAACTGATGGATTTTTTTCTTGTATGTCAGCCATTTTCTATCCTCCTTAATAATGGTGCAAAATATCAGCTGGATTAGAAATGGTAGAAATGACTTCATCATCATTCAGTACCCTTACTTCACCACCTTCTATTTTGAATCTTGAACCTGCGTACCTACTAAAAATTACCCAATCATTTAGTTTGCACCAAGGTCCTTTTGGAAATTTATCTTTATCATGATAACAAAGATCTCCCATTTTTAGCACAAGACCACAGACGGTTGTCATCTGTATTGTTTCTTGTGTTGTGTCAGATAAATAAATTCCACCTTTGGTTTTTTTTGGTCCTGCATAAGGCAATACCAAAATTCTATATCCAGTTGGTGTTGGTAATTTATCTAAGGTTGATTTATCGACCGCTTTAGGGTCTAGGACTGTTTCTACTTCTTGCTTTTCTTTATAAGCGTTTAGAAGCGCTTCAGTCCGTTTCGGTGTCTCCGTGGACTTGTTCATCTTCATACTCCGTTGTTGACAGCAGGTCTTTAAGACTCTGTTGCAGATCTTCTAAAGATCTGATTTGACCTCTAATATATTGTAGCTTCTCTATGGTGTCAACACTATATATAGCGTGGTCTTTTAGTTTCTGAAGTTCTATTTTTATCTTCTTTTGAACAAGTGATATTGTATCAATATCCATTATGTTAACCTTATAGAATTATAATGAGCAGCTTCTAATTGTTGCAAAGTATTTTTTGAGTGTTCATAGGGTTTATCTGCTCTATACCAATGAAAAACATATATGCCATTTGCAACTCTAAACTCATAACCAGCTTCAATAATTTTTGCTTGTGTTAAATTATCTACACCTAGCTGCTCTCCTGTTTCAGCACAACCTCCAAGTTTTTTCATTACACCCACATTAACAGCAAAAAATACACCAGACATATGATTTTTATTTTTTATAATTTTAGATTCATTTTTATATTTATTTGCTAAAAATTTTCCTAAATTTCTGTGATAACTATAATCAAAGTTATATGGGTCTATACCAACGACCATTTGTTCAAGTGTATTCATTCTATTAACTCTTGAACATATTCCTTTACAATTAGGATTATTTTTTATAATTTCTTGAAGTTGTAAATACCAATCATCAGTTGTAAAAATTGCATCATGATCTAAAAACGCAACCCAATCGTCATCTGCATGTTGACTTAGGCAAGCATTATACGCTTTACCTAAATCTTTTTGACCAGTGTTATCCCAAGCTATGTGAGTCCAAATCCTAGGCATTATTTGTATTTCTTTGCAAGTAATGTAAAGACTTCTTTGATACGATTAACTTCTTTTTTACCCATACCTTGATGCGCACCAACTAACATACCATTTTTCATAACATGATCTGCTTCTGGAAATTCTTTCTCGCCTTTCCATTTCATATTTTTCATAACCGGTTGTCTAGTAATGTTACCAGTAAAAATAGTTCTAACCTGCACACCATTTTTTTCAAAATGAATTTGCATTTGTTTTCTATTAAATGGTGCTTTATCACTTAATACTAATGGATAAGCCAACCAAGGTGTATCTGCATTAGGTTGACCTATATTATCTACCCATCTTGTATCTCTATAAGGTGTAAAGAAATCATGTAATTCATCAAAATTTCTTTGTCTTATTTTTTTATATTCAGGTAATTTTTTTAATTGTTCCAAACCAAACGCTGCAGATATTTCTGATGGTAAAAAGTTATAACCAATATCTGTAAATATAAATTTAGAATCATAATCAATACCATCAATTTTAGTATTAAATCTTTTTTCTATTGCTTCTGATTCATTAAACACAGCTGATGATCGTCCCCAACCTCTAAGCAATTTTAATTTATCAACTAATTTTTTATCATTGGTACAAACCATGCCACCTAAACCTGCAGCAGTTATAATATGTGATGCATAAAAACTTGTAGTCACTAAATCATTGTACTTACCAGTTGTACCATCTTTGCTATCAATGTATTTATATCCAATTGTGTCTGCACAATCTTCAATAATTTTTAATCCATGTATATCTGCAATCTTTTTGATATCTTTCCAATCACAAACGTTACCTAATAAATTAGGTACCATGATTGCAACTGTTTTAGAATTAATTGCTTGAGCAATATGTTGTGCATCAGTTATAAAATTACAATACTCAACATCTACAAAGTGAGGTACTAATCCACACTGATAAATAGGTGCAACCGTTGTTGCAAAAGTTAATGCGGGTGTAATAACTTCACTACCCTTAGGTAAATCTAAAGATGCTAATGCAATTAAATTAGCAGATGAACCTGAGTTCACCATCACACCATATTTTTTACCAAAAATTTTTGCTACTTTAGTTTCAAATTCTTTAACCAATGGACCATCCATTAAAGTTAAATGATTTTTTAAAACTTTATTAACTGCTTTTATTTCTTTTTGATCGTAAACAGCGTTTGCGTAATATACTTTATTAGCCATAAAGGCTTTTTATAAATTATTTAATGTCTGGATGCAAATTAAAAAACACCTTGAAATTTAGTGCCTTTGATAGCTGCTCCACCACCTCTAGCCATACCGCCTTTTGAGTAAGTTTTAGCACCTTCAGGTCTCATATAAGTTTCTGGAAATTTTTTTGCAGGATCAAATTTTTTACCATCAACCACAAAAGGATCTCCAACATATGAAATGTTTTTATCACCCATTGCCATATCTCTTGCTTTAGGCATTTCACTTTTTTTAGCTGCAACAAGCATATTATGTCTTCTTCTTTTTTCTTCTAAACCTTTAGGTGGGTTATATTGAGTGTTTACTGTTCTTCCAGGTCTTGAAGATTTTTTAGTTTTATATCTATTTTCTTTTTTGTAATCAGACATTATTTTGTACTCGCAATTTTATTTTTGTTTATACCTTCTTTTATCACATATTGTTGCGTACCGTTAGCCCCTGTCTCAACCTCTTTTCTAAGGTCTTTATGCAGCTGCTTCTTTTTATTTTCTACAGCAACATCCTTTAAATGTTTTTCTATACTTCTAGTGTCTCTCATATATGTCTTTTATTTTACCTTGTGCTTGAAGCTTTTTCAAATCCCCCTTGGTTAATTTAGAGAAATCTATTTTAACTTCTTCATATTGTTTTTTAGGTTTAAATAAGTTTTTAATCCACTTCCACATTATGTCCTCACGTTTGTTGGTTTAGGTCCTGCATTACTTACCGATCTCTTTCTGGCAACAGCAGAGGCCTTTTGCGACTTTGTCATCGCTGTGGCTTTTGCAAGTGGTACGCATTTTGGATACTTTCGGTCTGAACCAT